GGCGCAGCTCCGGCCGCAGGCGCAGCTCCGGCCGCAGGCGCAGCTCCGGCCGCAGGCGCAGCTCCGGCCGCAGGCGCAGCTCCGGCCGCAGGCGCAGCTCCAGCAGCGGGCGCAGATCCGGCCGCAGGCGCCGGGGCTGCAGCACGGGCAGCGGTCGCAGCCCTGCTAAGCATGGACGGTACATCGTGCCCGCCCGCGGAGCCGAAGTTCGCGTCCTTTAAGGCGAGCTCGACGGCAACGAGCAAGCCATAAGACGCCACGAGCGGGTCCGATTTCGTCAAATTTCTGAAAGCGCGGACCGTGGTGAGGTATCCCATCGAGTTGTCCTATGTGCCTGGCCCCCACGCCGCGGCCGGTACGGTTTTTCGAATAGGGCCGCAGTCTATACCGGCCAACTCTCGATTCGGGGTGACCTTTCTGCGAACGATCTGCGGATCCGAATCCTACGGTGCATTCTGAGCGGTAAGAATTCTGCGGACGTGGCGCGGGGTCATGCCATAGCGTTTTGCCAACTCAAACAAGTTGGTCCCGTTGAAGAGAGCCGCAATTTCTAGGTGCGTTGCCTGCCGTTCTCTCGAGCTTTTTTTTGGCAGGTAGACATGAGTTCCACCCAAGCGCTGAACAATCCGGTCGACGAGACACTCCGCAGCTGCTTCCGGCGTCGATATACCGAAGCTCACGGCCATCGCTCGCGCTTCCTCTTCGATGATCGCGAGCGGCTCGTTTGGATATGCGGGTGAGGTACGGCTAATCATGTTCAATTCAGTTCGATCGCGGAATAAATATCGATGTCGTCTGGGGACGGCAAAGCTGCTCCAGATCGGGCAGGGACTTGCGAGGCAGGGCCGCTCGTTTGAACGATGGGCAGATTCATTGGCGTAGACGGCGCAGCAGAGAAGAGGTCTCTTGATGGCTGCGTCGACGCTTCCAGATCACCCCAACGTTTGTCGGAGTAGTTGTGAAGGCCAAGCCCGAAGGCCGCATGCAACGCGTAGTTCCGGTTGTCGAGCACCTCGTTGCGCGACCTGCGCTTAACCCAGCGGAAGACTTCCTTGCCGTTGACCTTCACAAGGATGCGCTGCTCTGCCGTGAGCTGCTCGAACCACTCGCGCGGCAGCTCGGAACTGAAGTGGATGAAGCCCGGACCAGGCTGCTCGATGGCTAGCTGCCCAAGCAGCAGATCCTTTGCCGTATCGACGCCAACATTCCAAAGCTTGATGCCGTTTGGGATCTTCCTTCCGTTGAACCGCACCTCCTGCGGACTGCTCGGCCCGAGAACGGGCACGTTGTCTTCACCACGCCCCTTCACAGCGCGCAGCTTGGGCAACAGGTGCTGCGTTTTGCGCACCCAGTTGTAGACCGCCTGCGTCTGGTCGCTCGAATCGATGGAGATTGCGCTCAGGCCCAGCGAGCCGCCGTGCCAAGCTTGCACGTAGCGACCCGAGAGGTAGGCCGTCACCGGTGCCCAGTCATCTTCGGACGCGGGGTTGCCGTAGATGACATGGTGCTTGACGTGCCATGACTCGAGTCCACGGCCCCATGCCCATACGTCGATCTCCCAACGGTCTCGCTGCACGTCTACGCCGGCCGTGAGCACGAGGCCCCCGGCGGGCACGGTGCCCAGCGCATAGGGCTCGGCACGCAACTGCAGGGCGTGCTCATCGGTGCGCTCGCCGACGATCTCCCATGTCTCGCCGAGCGTTTCATTGACGAAGAGCTGCATGGGTCCAGCGTCGCCGCGCGCAAGTGCTTCGCATGCTTCCTCGAATTCCTTAACAATGCTTTCCCAGGTGCGCTGGGGGCTGTACGCCGCCCACACATGCAGGCCGAGGCTTTGCGGCGGGCGCGTTGGCATGCCGGCGGCATCGCGCCAGATGCGATCAGGCCCGAAGGTCTTGCCGGTCTTCTCGCACACCCAGCGGCCAGGCATGGGCAGGCCGCCTTGCAGGAAGTCGCTCTGCCGGATCGGCTTGCGGCAGTGCGGGCAGACATGCCGCACGCTGGCCGGATTGCCGCGCTCCCATTTGAAGCCGTGTAGCTTTTCCTTGCCACCCCAAGAGAGCGGGTGCTCAACGCCGCAGTGCTTGCAGTCGATGTAGAAGCGAACGAAGCCAGCCGCATTCAACGCAGCGCGCTCGACGTGGCACAGGCCCTTAACGCCAGGCGTGGAGCCGCCTACGAACTTCGGATAGGGCGCGCCCTCAAGACGGCCTTTCGCCAAGCCGCCGGGATCGCCGGACTTCTCGATGGTCTGATCGAACGCCGACCACTCGTCGAGGATCGAGACGGCCACGGTGATGCGGCGATAGGCGCGCTTCGCTTTCCCGCCCAGGAGATGAAGCACGCTGTCGCGAAACTTCTTCATCTTGATGGTGTCGTCGTTGCCGCCGCCCTTGCGGCGCGCAGCCTGAACAGACGGCACGCCGTCGCGCGCATCGAGGATGGGGTCAATCTCGCTTTTGACGTAGCTGTCGCGGTCGTCGTCAGTCGGCTGCCAGAGCGCCTGTTTGCGACGTCGGTGCGCGATGTTGTAGGCGACGAAGGCAGTAATCATCTTCGTGTAGCCGACGCGCTTCGACTTCATCACATCGAGCTCTTCGATGCGGTCGTCGCTCATAAAGTCGAGGATGCCAACTTGGAACGACCAAGCGGTCCAACCGCCCTTCTGGTGCGAGCTTTCGCCCGCAAGCTTGAAGTGATCGGTGGCCCATTCGCTCAGCGTCTGGAAGACCTCGGCGCGCAAGCTGCCGAGGCCCAGAGTCACAGCGTGAAGCACTGCAGCAAATGTTTCACGCGAAACGTGTGCGGCTATCACTGCGATGCCTCCGCATGGTTTTCGAGTGCGGCGCCGCTGTTGTCGGCGCCCTCGTCTTCGTCTGCCTCTCGGCTCATTCTGTCCAGATCCGATGCAACGAGCTTCTCGGTGGAACGAATCCATTCGTTGCGCGCGTTGGCGATCACCTGCTGCAGCGTGGCCTTTGCTTCGTCCGGCAGATCCGGGCATGCCTTGCGCAGTGCGCCCTCCAGTTGCTCGAAGCGATCAACGACTGCGCTCGAGGCCATGCCGAGCACATCAGCGAGCAGGCCGATGGGCGCGAACTCGCCGCGCGCCACTGCGTTCTTGATCTCCTGTGCCTCGCGCTGACTGCGAGCAAGCGCGGCGCGCTCCTGCACGAGGTCAAGTCCGCCCAGCTCACCCGAGGCGCGACCGGCAGCGACCTCGCGCAGCCGTTCGCAATAGGCGAGTAGCCATGCGTGCCCACACTGGCCGCGCTCGATCACGCCTTCGGCGATCAGTTGGCTGACCTTCGCTTCGCTCACACCGATGATGGCCGCAAACTCGGCCTGCGTGATGCCCACTCCCATAGCCTCAATGACCTTCACTTAACCCCCTTAGGAAGCTCGGTGAACAGCCCGAGCACGCGGTTCGAATTACCCGTATCGCACGCTTCAAAAAGGGACCCGCGATTTTTTTGAGGCTGGCCCGTCCCGCCGGCTCACCTTTGCGCCGCGCAACGGCAGCACGATGCATGGCCGATCTCACGTCCCCACCGCCTTCCGGATTCGATAGCGGATGCGACGCTCGATGTAGTTGTCGAGGTCCGCAGCCTCGGCAACGCGCTGCCTGCTGATCCTTGGTGTGTAGTCGCCATCGGGCACGAACATCAGCACCGGACGAACGATGAAGCCATCGCGCCCCGTCGAAGCCCAGATGCCCGGGGCAAGGTGCTGTGTCGCCCCTCCGCGCAGATGACCGTACGAGACGAAGTAGCGAACGCCCTCGCGCGTCTTCGTCCCCTTGTGAATCTGGGCCTTGCGCTTCGCCGTCATGTTCGCGCGGTAGCCCTGCTCACCCATCGCATGGAAGTACGAGAGCAACTGCACGAGGAAGGGGCCACGGATGTTGCCCCGGCCATCATGGCTACCGGGCAAAGGGTTCTCGGGGATCGCCGTCTGAAAGCCGGAAGGCAAGATGCCGATTCGTCGTAGCGCGACCTCGCTGCGCTTGTCCCTGCGGGCGCCGCCAAACTCTTGCGCCTGAAGGATCTTCTGAGGGTCAACGCCCTTGCCGCCGAAGTACGTGGGCTCGATCTTCACGCCCAGCCTGTCGGGCGTGGCCTTGCGCACATACACGCTCTTGAGGATGTAGGGTGTCGGTCGGTCGAACTGGTCGCGCATCTCACGCTGCCATTCGCGACGCGCCTGAAAGCCGCCATCGTTCAAGCCCTCGGCATAGGCTTGCTTTGCCTGCTGGCCCGACAGTTTGGCGAGCTGCGACTGCACACCCTTGAGACTGCTCGGGTCGAGCTTCAACGTTACGCGCACACCACCTCCCCCGCCGCTGCCGCGGCGCGCATCACGCTGCGGGTGAACGCGATGAAGTCCGGGCCGCGCCCCACCGAGAAGGCCGCCTCATCCCACGGCGCGAGGCCCAACTCGATGGCCCTGGCGTTGATGCCCCCTCGCGTCTCATGCCACGGGCGCGCCGCCACCACGGGGGGGCACGCCTCATCGAGCCAGCGCGCATTGCGGAGCCACGTCGCGAACTCGGGCACGAACTCGCCATCGTCCTTCTGCCACTTCCTGCTAAGCCTTTGGGCCTCGATGGCCGAGCGCATCTTCTGCTGCAGCTCAGCGGTCGGCGCGAGCCGAAGGTATCGACGCTCAGCCTTGAGGCGGTTGGCATGGTTCGGGTAGATCGACCAGAGGTCATCGAACCCGGTCGCCCCCCCGCCGGGGGGTAGGGGGGTACGGTTCATTGATGGTTCTGAAGATTCGGGTGTCATAGCTGTGACACCCCTCTCGCCTCTGGTGACACCCCTCTCGGCTGCGGTGACACCCCTCTCGGGCTTTTCGAGGGGTGTCAGATTGACACCCGTGTGGATAACTTCCGCTGGGGGCACATCGACAAGGGGTGTCAAATTGACACCCGTCTCTGGCGAGGGCACTTCGCCGCCCTCGATCCACTCGGGACAGATGCGGTATTCGTTGGTGACGCCCGGCCGGCCGGTCGCCGTCTTGACCGGGATCAGCCACCCTGTCGCGACCATCCGACGAATCTGCCTCTGCACGCTGCTGCGGCTCTGCATCGTCTTGCGCGCTAGCTCATCCACGGACGGCCAGATGCGGCGCCCGTCGTCGCCGGCATGGTCGGCCATCGCGAGCGCAAGCAACCGCTCCATACCGCCTGAGGGGTAGCGGTCGAAGACCATCGACATAACCTTGATGCTCATGGAGACGCGCGCCCTCCCCCGCTAGGTGGAACCTCTGCGCTCATGCTTTCGGCTCCTCACGCATCAGCCCACGCAGCAACGTCAGTGCATGGCCGACACCTGCGACCGCTTCTGCCGCGTGGAACTCGGCCTTCCGCATCTGGTTTCCAGACACGCCGCCGGCACGTCGAGTCAGCGCCTCGCCCAACGCCTGCACGTAGTCCGCGAATGCCATCTGCATGCGCATCAAGGTATCAATCGGATCGCCGTCGGTATGCACTGGCGTAGCCGGGACGCACGCGAAGCCCAGCTCGCCAGCCATTGCGTGCAGGATCCGATAGTCGCGGCTCTGCCATTGCATTTCGATGGCGTCGCGCAGCGTGAGGAAGTGCGTGGTGTTCTTCGGGTTGACCTTGTGGGTCAGCGTGTTGGCGTTGACCTGCATGCGCTTGGCCAGCGCCTCGATTCCGCCGGTGTAACCGTGCGCGGTGTCGTGCGCAGCTATCGCGGCATCGTGGCCGCGAAGCATGTCGGGCACAGGCTCATCCGCGCCATAGCCGTGCGCCGCGTCAATTGAGATATTCGTTCTCATGCAGACCTTAGAGAAAAGCGACCAGTACCCCGCGCCTGCGGGTTCGGCTCCGACACAGGCGGAGCGGATCGACGCCATCGAGCAATTCCTGCAGCAGCTCGTGCTTCTGCTAGAGGTCGAACCGGAGCTGAACCGCGAAAGCATCGCGGCCTGGCTCGATATCGTTGGCAGGAGCGAGCGCGCTCACGGCCTTCAATCACTGCGGCAAAAAGTAGCGATGGACTCTCTGCGCGCGGTCGTTCTTTCTCCCGCCGTAGACGTGCTACTGCCGGCGACCTGATGGCTTTTGGGAGGCGCCCCGCCGTGCATGACGCTCTACCCATTTGCACCGCCTTGCCTACGGCGCGCCGCTCGGTACGAATGAGACAAGACGCCGCAGAAGGCGACAAACCAGAGAACACCGAGAAGACTATGACCCAGCGCGAACAGCGCCGCGACCATTGCGAGATCGAAGAGCATCGCAGCGCGCTCGCCATACACGAGCGGCCCTGCCGGGAGGACGTTGTTCGGTGGGCCGAGCACCATCGCAATGCCAAAGAGGCCGCCCAACACGATCCACGCGGTCAGCAGCCGACCAGCACCCATAACCTGTCCAAGCTGCCAGGCGACAAGCAGTCCGTATTCCGCCGCGGTGGACGACCACACGATGACAGTGGTCCAAGCGCTCCAACGCCTATGCATGCGCACTTGCCCCTTGATCTTGGGCCGGGTGGTCCCTCAGCACATCCCACGCAACATCTGGACGAAGGTCTTCGCACCGGACAACATGGTTTGTTGCCCGCTCGATCAGCGGGCACCTCTCGGCAGGAACCTGCCTCCGCGTCTCGGGGTTTTCGGAAGCCCACGCGCTCAGCAACGGAGCCGGTACGTCCAAGGTTTTGGCGAGCTGCGCCTGCGCGCCTCGCTTGGTCGCGAAGTATTCGGAAAGCCTCATGACCCGATTATTTAGCGATACGCTAAACACAGTCAATAGCATCGCGCGAATTCCATTCGATAGCGTATTGCTAAACACTTCTGCCATGCAGAAGATCGAAGAGATTTACCGTGCGAGGCTGCGAATGCTTGCCGACGAAGTGGGCACCCAACGGGCGCTCGCTGAGCGCATCCAAAAGTCGCCTGCACAGGTTAGCCAGTGGCTCAACGCTTCACCGGACTCCAAAACAGGAAAGCCTCGATCAATGGATCGCGCTACGGCTCGCGAGATCGAACGGATCTTTCCGAAACCCGATGGCTGGATGGATCAGCCAATCGGCGCAGTCAGCACCGATGAAGGGCACAAGGGCACGCCCTATCTCAGCGGCTTCGAAGAACTGAGCATTCCCCTCCTTGCAAACTCTGGGAGCATGGGAGGAGGCGACGATCAAATGCATGAAGAGGTAGTCGTAGGACGACTAACCGTTTCTCCGCAGTGGGCAGTTCGCACCATCAAGCCGATGACCGATCTTCGGAATCTGCGGTTCATCCACGGATACGGCGACTCAATGTCCCCCACCTTCAGTGACGGTGACATCCTGCTGGTCGACATTGGGGTAGCAGATCCAAAGATCGACGGTGTTTATGTCCTTGAAGCCAACGACCGCATCTACATCAAACGTGTGCGTCAAAGATTCGACGGCAAGTACGAGATCAGCAGCGACAACCCCACAATCAAAACGGTAGACGTCCTCGACGGCGGGCAAGAGGTGAATGTCCGCGGCCGTGTTGTATGGGCCTGGAACGGAAAGAAGATGTGATGAGGCTCTGCATACTGACCGCGGCGCTGTTGGCCGTCGGCTTCGCAGCCCACGGAGCCGAACTCAAGGTGTCCAAAGACAGCTTTGGTGCGTCCTGGCCCCTTCTAGTCGACAGCGGAACGCTCTCTTGCACCGTTGACCCCGGCACCAGCTCCCCAATGGTCACATTCATCCATCCGACCGGAACCTACGCCCTCAATGGCGGCGCGAACACACGCGCGAAACAGAAGGGATGGTTTCCTCTTAACTCGATCTGGCGGCCCAACCCCGACATTCCCGGGACCCGCGTGGACATCCACGCACTGATCGCCCCAGGCTTGAAGTTGTGCCAGCGCTGAACCCTTCCTCTAAAGTTTAGCGCAACGCTATTGACAGATGATTTAGCGCTACGCTAAATTCCAGTCCATCCCCTTTCTGGAGATGGACATGGCAACTCGCCGCTATCGCTGTTACTACACGCCCCGAGACGCTCTCGGCCACCTGAACCCCTCGGACACCGGCGCCGCGCCGTTCGTCCAATTCAAAGCCGCCAACGGCTCCTCCGCACGCGAGATCGCCGCAGCCGTCACCGGCTGCCCCGTGATCGACGCGGTTCGCATCGAGGACTGAGCGATGGCACGCGCTCAGATCAACCACGCGGCACCCGGCCGCGCGACCGGCGGCCTCATCGCCACAGGTAACGCGCGGGTCGAAATCTGGCTGCGCACGACCGGCCGCAGGCGCCAGGCCTTCTACCGGTGCGCCGCCGTCGGCATCGCGACTTGGCAACCCCTCGGCGTGCCGCTCGCCAACAAGGCAATCAAGGCCGGAAGGATCAGCCTGCCCGGCATCGCTGACGCGCCCGTCGAGCAGTGGGAAGACGAGGAGGAAGCCCACCCGATGGCCTCCGAGTTCGCCGCGCGCGCAACTGCGCTCAACGGCGAGATTGAAGCCATCAACCTTGCCGCGCGGAGCGCAGCATGAAGACGCCGACCATCCCGCCGTCGCTCTACGGTGTGCATTGCGCCATCGTCAGCCTGCCGAGCCAGCTCTGCGAGCGCTCCCGCCCGCTGCAAGAGCGCTATGTCTTCTTCGAGGCCAAGGGCGAGCCCGGCGCCCACCTCGAGAAGCTGCTCGCCATCACCTGGGGCGTGGACACGCGCGGATGGTGCGAGAACGGCTGGATCTACAACGTCCGCTCCGCACATGACCGCATCGCGGACGGAATGGGCGAGGGCAATTCGCGCGTCTTCGAGTGCGGATGGGGCGGCCCCGAACGCATTACCTACATCGACCGCGCCGACTGCGACTACCTCGTGACGCCGCGCATGCGGTCGCGCCTTGAAGCCGCGCACGCGGAAGCTATGGCCGCCGCCAAGCTCCTACGTGCCAGCGTGAGGGCCGCATCGTGAGCAGAGCGACACACACGCTGGGACCGGCACGCGAATGGCGAGTCTTCGTCCACACCGCGAATGTCGGCGACATCGGTTCTGTCATGGAGTCGAGCGAAGAACTCGCGCGTTGCGCCGCACTGAGCCACCACAGCAAGGAAGGCGAGCGCGGTAGCAGCAAATCGCTTTGCATCTTCGAGGACGACGAGTTCGACGTGAGAGGCGCGCGATGACACCGGATCAAAAGCAGCGCCTTCGTCACGCCTCCCTAATGCCGATGCCCATCAGTGCTCGGCCCATCCCGAAACATTGGGATGCCGCTCGGACGGCAGTACTGCGGGCGCTAAAAGGTCGCAATCTCGATGCCGGCCTGCGCGGCGCAGTCTTCATCGAATCCTGTCGCGAGGCAGATCGCCACATCGTGCGCACCCCGCCCACCGAAGCCCTCGGGAGCGCGGCATGAGCGCGGCATTCGAGTACGTGCGACAGCACTATGCCGTTCCCGCCGCCCTCGGCCGCCGCGTCGAGGTCTACGGCAAGCCCGGCGTGATCGCCGCTGACCGCGGCCACCACATCGGCGTCAACTTCGACGCCGACAAGCCAGGCGTGATCCGCAACGCACATCCCACCTCCGAGGTTAAGTACCTCGAAATGGGAGAGGTGCGCCCGATAACGCGCAGCCAGCGCCGCTACGAGGCCTTTCTCGAGGAGGACTCGGGCTTGCGGTTTGGCGAATGGCTGCGCACGTCCGGAGCGAAAGCCGCGTAATGGCCTTCCTCTTCCGCTGCCCCGAGTGCCGCACGCGCCGCCGCGACTATGGGCTGTTCACGCAGCACCTTCGCGCGACCGGCCATCGGCTCTGCAGGTGCGGCGGATACCACTTCGAGCACCGCCCGGGCTCGCCGTATTGCGAGCGCAATCCGATGAGCGCCGCCCTGCTCGCCAGCCGTGCCGGCGCCT